TCGCGCTTTGAGGATGCGGGAACGGAAAGAATGATAGTGCGCTCGCGTCGAGCGTGAGGGCAGGGATGGCCTCGACCAGGCTTGGATGATCTCGAGCAGACCTCGAGGCCCATGGGCGCAAAAAAACCGGCCACGCTCGCGCGCGGCCGGTTGGCGGTTGGAATCGGAAGCGGTTAGCCTTGCCCGTAGAGCGCCGCATGCATGCGCGCAGCGTATTTTGCGGCCGCGGAACGAATACCGTAGAGCGTGCAAAGCGTGAGAGCCAGCGTATCAGCCTGCCGATGCATGCGCGCGCGGACCGTGTTCCCACGGCCGCCCCAAGCCCAAGCGGACCATAGGCTACCGTTAGAATGGCAACCGAAACCGTGGAAGCGTAGCGCATCCCGTAGCTCGCGCGCGGCTAGGTTCCGCCATGCGAGCGGATGCGCCTCCCGGAAATCGCGCGCGCGCTCCGGAAGCGGAACCGATGCGTGGCGCGCGAGCCATTCGCGGTCGATTTCCGAGAACCGATCCCGCTTCCAGGTCTCATCGTAGGTCTGGGAGTTCGAGTCCATTTCCAGCCAATCCCAAGCCTCCCGATTAGCCGCGCGGGATTCCGCGCTTTCGATTTCGCGCTTGGCATGCGCGGCCCAGCGCTCTGGGGAAATCCATGCATGGTCCCCGCGCTTCCATTGCGCGGTCCGCGACAGCATGGCAAGCGGCGCGCCAGAATCGTAGTCGGTCCATGCCGCGATTTCGGCGGCCGTGAAATGGAAATCAGAACCGATATCGTTTGAATCTCGCGCATCCCGCGAAACGATTTCGAGAGCGCGCTCGATTTCAAAGGAAAGCGCGGCGCGGTTCATGGTTTGAAATGAGAGAGGGTTCATGGTTTGGAGTGTAGTTTGGTTTTTGGTTTGGAGTGTAGTTTGGTTTCAATTGAACACGCGCGCCGCTTTCGGTCCATGCGGCCGAACGGCTATCGATTTTGCGCCGATGGCGGAACCGCTGCAGAGCGTGCAATCCGCGCATGAAATCCCGCGCGTGTAATGCGGGCAAGGGATTGCACCGGCCACGCTTTCGGGATCGGGCGCAAGAGAGTAGGCGCGCCATCCGCGCGAAACCGCTTCCCCAATATCCTCCGGGCGGTCTACGCTTGCCATGCAGTAGCGGGAAAGGGGATGCGCCTTGGGAAGCGCGCGCCATGCATGCGAATATCCGGTCCACGCTGGCGCGCCGCGCAAGAGCCATTTCCAGGTTTCGAGCGGAACCGCAGCGGGGTCCCCATATGATCCAAGCCGGATGGATTGCCCCGCTATGGTCTGCAGTAGATCGGCCGCTTGGCTGGGGATCAAATGAGGCACGCTTCCGCGGTTCCACGCTTGCCAAATGGATAGCGGCGCTTGGCCGAGGTTAACATAGCATGCGCCGCCGATAGCATGCGCCAGCGCGCATCCGCCGCATGCATCCCGCCACGCGCCACGGGGATCATTTGCGGCCGAAACGGGATTCGCTCCCCCGTTCGACAGAATATAGGTCTGGAGCATCGGACCGGTTTTGCGGTTCCCGCTTGGGTTTCGGATGCCCGAAAGGAAAACCGCAATCTCTCCCCCATCTCCTTGGGGATGAATGGACCGGCCGGTCCAAATGCAGACCGTATTGGGGAAGCGCATCATTTGCCAATCCCTCCGCATGCCGCTTTGGCAACCGGAAGCGTGGCCGCTACGGTTTCCAGCGCCGCTAGGAAATCCAAGGCTTCCGCGGGAAGCGCGCCGCATGCCTTGGCCGATTGTAGGACGGGCAGGATTTTGCGGATGCTGCAACCGCAATCGTTCCACGCGCGATCAAAGGCCTTTCGGGTTTTGGGTTCCATGGGATCAGCCTTTGGTCTCGATTTCCCCAAGCGTAGCGTGGAATTCCATCGTGATACCAACGCCGGAAAGCGTGCCCTGCCGCTCAAGTCGGAACCAGGCTTCCCCGTTCCCGCGGCATCCGAGACTAAGCGCGGCCGTAATCGCATCCGCATTTCCCTGCAGAATGAAAAGCGCTTCCGCGGCATCCCCAGCGCGCGCTTGCGAGTCTGGGGTTCCTTGCATCCGGGACACGGCCGCATCATGAAGGTCCCCGGCCATGCAAAGGGTTTCGCTCATTGCATCCCGGCCGGTTTCGGCCACGGTTCCAACGGTTCCGAAACGATAACCGGCCATGCGAATTGTGAGAGAGAGGTTCATCGTGAGAGTGGGGTTCATGGTTTGGAGTGTAGTTTGGAGTGTAGTTTGGAATCAGGCAGACCAAGCGGAAAGCGCGGCGCGCCTAACATCAGCGCCCATGTTCGGAAGCGCTTTGTAGCCGTCCACGATGGAAAGGCCCATTTCAATACGCGCCGCGGAAAGGTTCATGAGTTTCGCTTCCACGCTTCCCTTTGAGCGTCCGGGCGCATGCTCTGCAATCCAAGCGCGGACTAGCGTAGCCTTAGAAACGCGCGGGGTTCCGTTTTCCGTTTTCCCGCGGCCCAAATGATCCACGGTTTGAAGGTCCAGCATATGGCCGTAGAGCGCGCAGAGAGAGAGGGTCTCTGCATCGGTCCAAGCGGTCCGCGATTGAGCGGCGCGGCGCGTAGCATCTTGAGAGTAGGTCTGCATGAGAGAGAGTGTGGTTTGGAGTGTGAGAGCCACGGTTTCCCGCGGCGCGTGCCCCTATTATACTCCGCAGGCTCTCGGACGCGAGCGAAATCCAGACCATTCTCTGCAAATGAAATGCAAACGCAAATCGGACAAACCCTCGCAAACATAGGGGCAAACCCCACGCCGCATTAGGCCTGGTGGAAACCCTTATTCACCTAGGGGTTCTCGGCCTCGAGACCGCTGGATTTCCCCTAGTGCCCCGCCTCGCGGAGTCTGCAGGGTCTCCGCAAGCCTAGCGTTTGCAAGGGTTTGCGGCCGCTAGGGTATTCAGGACCCCGCCAACCGTATGCACAGGGTAAATCCTGCCCATTCCGCCGCGCAAACAGGGTACGGGGGGTGACGACCGGGACGACTATACGATATTGGGCGCTCGAAAATTTGGCCCAAAACCACCGGCCAGGTCGCTGTATACAGAGGGGAGGGACAATCTCGTAAGCCCAAGGACCCACACAGGCCCTTGAAAGCGCCCCTCCCCCCAGAATCACGCTTGAGCAGCCACAGAAGCCGCTGCTTTGACGGCTTCGAGCTTCTCAATGGTGATGTCCCCCTTCGCATAGGCGGCCTGAGCGGCCATCAGAGCGTCTTTCAGGAGGTCATCAGGGGTGTCAGAGGTGTGCTTGGCCCCAACAGCCTTCAGAGTGCTGCTGAGAGCGTCTCCGAGGGCTCCTTTGGCCGTAGCAGCCAGAGCTTTCCCGGCATGCTTCCGGGCTCTGGTGGACATAGCAAGCACCAACAGGCTCGAGGCGAAGGGCAGGAGGGGCTGGACGGGTGCTGGGATGAACGGAGCCACCACAGCCAAGAACCCATCGGTCACTTTCTTGGTCCCAGAGGTGATGATCGCCCTCTCCTCCTCAATCGCCTGCTGATACTCACCCACAGCGGCTTCGTGAGCCTCTTGGATGTCCATGAGCAGGCTGAGTCGGTTAGCCAGATCAGCCACCTCCCCGTTCTTGAGGTCTTTGGCGGTGGCCTTGCTGACTTCGATGACCTGAGCTTCCAGGCCCTCGATGATCTTCTCCTGCTGCGCAATGCGAGCGGTGTACTCGTCAAGCTGCTCAACCTGCTGGGGGGTCAGAGAGGCTTGTGAGAGGTCTTGCAGGGTCTCACAACCAGCGAGCAGGGAGGCCCCCACAACAACGGCTAGAAGGGTTTTCTTCATCAGAGTAGTCAGTGGGGTGTAGGGGTGTCTGCTCCGCAGGAGTTCCTACCTCCAGCACTGTTATGCTCTGTGGCTTCTATAAGGGTTCTAGGGGAGGAGTGTCTCAACTCCCCCCCTTACCCCCCCTCATGCCGGAGGTGTTCTGTGTCACAGATGCGGTAATAATCCTAACCCCTTAGGGGAGCTGGGTTTAGGACATGTCTCCTCAGGGCCGTCCAGGCCCTGCTAGCGGCGGCCTCACTTCTTCTTTCCGGCTTTCTTCTTCATCGCCTTCTTCTTGGCCTTCTTGGCCGCAGCCTTGCCAGCCTTGGTGTAGGGGTACTCTTTGCCGTTCACTCGGGGCATGGATTGTCTCCTGAATGTAAAATCCTCTGAGAAGCCCTGAGAGGCGTTCTCAGGGCTGTTTGGGTCTAGCCAAGCATGGAGTCCATCCAAGTCTTCCCGCGCCTCTGAGGGCCGCTGAGAGGCTCTCTGAACAAAGACTCCATGGCATCGTCCCACTCAGCGTCTCTGAGGCGCTCGATGGCCTTGGTTTCGTCGATCTTGAGGGCGTCTTGGTGGGCAGCGACGGCCATGCTCAGGGCATCGAGCTTGTCGTCATGGACCAAGGCCCCTTTCTGGCGGGTGAGGCGGGTCATCTGGTAGATGCCCATGCGCCTGAGGCGTTCTTCGAAGGGGAGGTCGCCACGGGTCTCGTAGTCCTTGCGGGCGACCTGCTCATCCAGGATGAGGGCATGGGCTCCGAGGACAGGCTCGAGGACATCAGCAATCCGGCGCTCCTTCTGCTTGGAGTGCCTGACCTCCTCAAGCTCGACTGGGTAGATCCTGCTCAGGACCGGCTCCAGCAGGCTGTTGAACATGCCATCACCGAAGTTGGATTCCACGATGATCTTGTGGACGCCGTGCTCCTTGGCGATTGTGGATATCTTCTGGAGGGTCAGGGTGTCGTAGCCTCCAGGGAACGCTTCCCACGCCGTTACATAGAGCTTACCTAGGCGCTCTTTGATCACGCAGACAGCGGTCTCGTCCTTGCCCCGTCCAGCAGGGTCCACAGCCATGATGCTGTAGCGGTACTCTCCAGGAGACCCATCGGTCGAGTAGGGGCGCTGGAAGCCGTCTCCAGCCATGCCCACGCACTCAAGCTCCTTGATGCGCTGCTTGATGTCCCCAGACCAGACCACGCGCTCAGGGGCTGTCTCGGGGTCTAGGGGCATGACAATCAGGTCGCGAGCCTTGAGCGGGTAGCGCTCAGTGTCCGACAGCGAGGTGTCAAGCTGGAACTGCAGGGCAAAGCCAGCACGCCCATAGCTGGCCTCGCGCTCGATGAGTTCCATCTCATTGAAGCGGCCAGGGTCAGTAGGCTGCCACTCCATATGGCTCTGGTAGCCCTCATCGGTCATGAGGGATTCCATGATCATCGGGGCAAGCTCCCGGTTGGCCCCGCCATAGCTCGCAACCTTGTCGGGGCGCGGGTAGCGGGCAGGCCAGACCCTGATGCTGTACCCACGCTCGGGCAGGTACTTGTAGATGGACTCCTCGGTCTGAGGCGTGCCTAGGTACACCACGCTGCCGTTGGGCTTCAGGATGGCGTCGAACTCCTTGACCACCTCACCAAGCTTGTCCCGCTTCAGTTGGGTGTCAGAGTTGGAGAGCGACTCGACATCGTCGGCAATGAGGCAGTCAGCACGCGAGCCCGTCATCTGGCCCGTGATCCCCACGGACTTGACGGAAGGCGCGTGAGATGCGCCAGCAGGGCCGACATCGAATGCCACCATCGAGCGGCGCTGCCCATCCTCTTCTCGAGGCATCAGCGGGTTCAGCCACTCGATGTCCCTGATGAGGCGCTGGGTGAAGATCGAGAATGCGTCAGCACGCTCCTTACTTGCCGACACCACTAGGATGTTCTCGGCAGGGTTCCAGTACAGCCGCCAGAGCACATAGGCAGAGGTGATCCAAGACTTGCCCACACCGCGGAACGCCTGGACCATGCGCCGCCGAGGACCGTGCTGCAGGAACTGCGCAATGTCGTACTGGACAGGCGTCGGGTCAGGCAGGCCCAACTCATCCCAGACAAGGTAGAGGAAGGCCCTGAAGTCCCTGAGAGCTTCGTCTTGGTAGTCGTAACTCATGCCTGCTTCGGCATCTTAGCGGGCACTTGGTCAGGGTCACCGAACTGCGGGATGCGGTCAGCCAGCTTCAGCACGGGCTTGTTGTTTGGCGCAGCCACGATGTTGTTGTCCTTCAGAAGCTGGCGCGCCACATTCAGGTCGGACGGCGTAGCTTCGCCTGACCGGATGCGGTCCAGAAGCTCTTGGACCAAGACCCCGTGCAGCGTTGCGAACTGATCAGTCAAGTGTCTCCTCCTCGGAGTAGTCTCTCTCGATGATGCCCAAGTACCCGAACATTTGGCCGTTCAGGCGAAGGCACTGGGCCTTGATCTGGTACTCGCCCGTCTGGCCCGTCTGGATGTTCTTGATCCCAAGCTTGCAGATCCAGTCGCGCTCCTGGCGCATGGCAAGCTTGTACTCCTCAAGAACCCTGCTGCGGTCATCAGGATGCACGGCGTTCATCCAGCCGTAGCCAAGGATCTGATCTTTCTCGAGCCCCGTGGCGCGGTCAAAGGTGCCAGTGCAGCATGTCCAGTTGCCCTGAGCATCCGTCTCGAAGGCGTCCCACTCGTTCAACTGGACGATCATGCGCAGCTTCGAGGTCAGCGAGACCACGCTCTGCTCGACACGATTCATGGAGTCTCTCAGAGAGCTTCCGCCGTTAGGCACAAGCTCCTGAGAAAGCTCCGCAATGGTGTCAAGCTTCTGCTGCACATCTTGGGCTGTCTTGTACGCCCACCTGAGCAGCTTGAAGCTGACTGCCAGACCGCCCGCTACGCCGGATGCGATGGCAAGGTATTGCTCCACTGGATCATGCCTTCGTGAAAGTCACGCTAGTCGTTGCCGCGGGATCAATCACAGCGTTGCCCCAAGGGGTCCACACCGTGCCAAGGCCAGGCCAGAAGTCGGTCGGCGGCCCTGACAAGGGGCTGCTGGACATCTGAGTCTGCATCGAGTGCCAAAGCATGCCAGTCTGGTTGGCCTTGACGCTCGCAAGACCTTCGTCCAGACCGACAGGCCACAGGATGTGGTTGCCTTTGTCCACATCCGGGGTCTCAACCTTGCCGCCCCAAGTGACAGCAGTGTCGAGACGGTGGATGAAGTACACACCCAGCCCGTGCTCGTCCTCAAACGCGCCGTACCAAGTGCCCCAGCCGCCTGCCCAGCCCGAAGAGACCGCCGCAGGGTGCGGGTTCACAAGGTCCCACAGCCAGATGCGGATGTTCGGGTAGCTCGGCGGCGTGTACACAGGGACAGTCTCACCGTTCGAAGCAAGCCCCGGCGTGCCAGTGCCGAACCCCGGAGAGCCCACATCTTTCCACCTGAACTTCGCCACATGGTTCGTGTTCTGCGTGCGGACACGCTGGCTGATCTCAAAGAACTCAGCTTGGTGGTCGATGTCAGCAGCATCCATAGGGATGATGCGGAACGCTCCGCGAGTCCACTCTTTGAGTTGGTGCGCCGTGCTGCGCCCACCAGGCCATGTCAGGCTGAAGGCGTTGCGGAGGTACGGCACCAACTGGACGATATGGTCGTTCGGAACGAACCACTTGATGGCGTTGCCCGTTACGGGGTCCACGATCTTGGTGGTTGCAGACTGCTCGACAATGTCAACCTTGTAGCCAGTCAGGCTGGGGTCAGTGCTCTCAATGGCCCCGTCAATGCCCCACTGAGTCGGATAACCCGGCCACCAAGGCTTGTCAGCAGAGCGCGTGACGCTTTGGTCAAAGCCTGCCGACACAAGGTCTTGGCTCTGAGGCCACATGTTCTCGTCGATGTGAACATCTCGAGGCACTGAGAAGGAGCCTTGGACAGGGTCCCAATCAAGCTCAGTGAACGCCACAGTGTTCCGCTCATAGTCAGCGGAGACCACCACAGTCGATCCCGAAGCGTGATCGCCGCTGTAGGGCAGCCCAAGAGTAGCCGTGGTGCTACCCGCAGGGATGGTGGCATCGCCGCTGTTGGCACCTACACCGTCAGCAGCCGTGCCGCTGACCTTGTAGCGCACCGTGATGTCCTCTTCAGGAGCGTAGGAGGCCGTGAAGGTTGCGGGGAGGCTGGAGCCGCGGTCTCCGTTTAGAAGGGCAGAGATCGACGGCTCGGTGCCGTCAACAAGATCAAAGCGAGGGTCCCAGAACCAGACTTCTTCGTTGTTGTCGGTGGGGTCGTTGTAAGCTGAGAACCTGGGCTTGTAATCTGTATGGTTCGCGTCAACAAACCGCATATTAGTGTTGGTATCAAATACTTTAGTTCCGCTTGTATTGTATACACCGTCGAGGCCAAGTCCCGATCCAGTGTATGTGTAAGGGTTTATGTAGAGAACAAAGAGATACCACTCGTCTACATTGAAGTCGGCAAATTCTTTGAAGATTATATTAGCTAGGGTACTGCTATTAACGATATTGTAAATCGGGGCACCGACGTTATTGACCAATAGTCTCCCATCGTGTGCGCTCTTGCTGTTGAACCAAACAGATATGCGATAGTTATTTGACGGGTCGTAGGTGGTAATATCGTTCATGAATCCGCCGTCGTAAGTGGTGCCAGTTTCGACATTGACGGCTTTCCATATAACTTTCTGGTCCCCGTGTGGGTTGGTGTCTACTGCCCTAATGTTCTCACTAGTAATGCCGTAAGCCTGCCAAGTGCCAACTCCTCCCGTTCCGACAGTCCACTCGGTTTCGGGGTCGTACAGGTTGGTACTACCGAAGTCTCCCGTCAGCGTAGTGGAGACCGTGATCTCCGGGGGAGCGGTGGACGGCACGAACACGATGCGCACCTTGTCCTGATCCTTGGCAAGGATCGTGTTGCTCGGCGCGTTGAGCGTGATGATCAGGTCCTTTTCTTTGAACCACTTACCCCGGTCGATGATCTCAATCGGGATGTAGCCGATCAGCGTTCCTGGCCTGATCGTGATGCTGGAGATCGGACAGGTGTAGTGGGTGCCGTCGACAGCAGAGCCGCTGAACGACCAAGTCACCACCACATTGTCTTCAGCCGCCTTGGTCAGGACGATGGGGACTTGGTACGAGCCAGAGTCGTCCTTGCGGTAGATGGACCAGAACTTGTTCTTGTCCAGAACCCTGTCAGGACCCAACCCAAACGCCTTGAAGGAGTTGTAGTAGGACAGGGAACTGAACGAGATGTAAGGCTTCTCCAGCCCGATTTTGTTGACTGCAAATGCCATATCACACCTTAGCGATCTGCATGAACGCCTGCTGGCCGACGATCTCGAAGTTGTTGATCGAGGCCGCCTCAGTGACAAGCGAGCCCGCGTTCTGACCCACAAGCGTCAGCATGATCGTGTCGTTGGCGTCCAGATCAATGTAAGCCGTGCCCGCGACCATGCTGTTCTTGCCTCCGGGGATGTACATCAGGCCAGTGCTGTACTGCACAGGAGTCGATGCTTGGGTCGTAAAGCTCGAGGGCCGCACATAGAGACGCCCAAGAGCAGCGAGGTCAGTCGCGAAAGTGTTGCGGATGGTCATGCGCCACTCGATCTTGTAGATCCCCGCAGTGCTGACCCGGATGCCTGCGTTGTTGATGGGCGTGGTGTGAGCAATGCCGCCAAGCGCACTCAGGTTCAAGTAGGTGTTCGTCGCGACTTGCGTGAAGGTGGTGCCGCGGTTGGTGGGGTTACCGTTGAACGGGATGGCCTGCCCATCGTCAATAGTGATGTCGCCCTGAGTGTCGATGGTCTGGACGGCCATGATGTCGCCGCCAGTACCCCCGGCAGCGGTGGCCCACTCGAGGTTCCCCGCGACAGCAGTGTTGACCGTCAGGACTTGGCCGTTGGTGCCGTTGCCGAGAGGCGCGTAGCTGCCGTTGCCGTTGCCGACCAAGAGGTTGCCTTCTTGGTAAGCGTTGGCCCCAGAAAGGTCGATGCTTGCGGCGGGAGACAGCAGCCAAGAACTGGACGCGCCGTCGTAGATGATCGCATCACCTTCGTTCGGGGTGCTGCTGCCGAAGTTGACATCAGACAGGCTGCCGAGGCTGGTGATGGCGTCGGTGAACTCAAGGCCGTCCGCGTCACTGTTGACCGCAACAAACTTGCTGTTTTGGCCTTGGTAGCTGTTCGGGACATCGGCCAGTCCCGTGAAGACAGACGCTCCGCTTCCGCCTCCAGAAGTGCTGACCGCGACCCAAGTGCCGTCAGCGCGGAGGAAGTAGTCGCCGCTAGCCTGCGAAGAGGAAGGACCAGGCACAATGCCATTGGCTCCCGTGGCGAACACCGTGTTGGCGGCTTTCCCGTCAAGGGCGGTCTGGAGCCCAACGACATCTGCGATGGTGATGGTCATGTCTTCGGCGGTGGCTGAGTTGTCTTTGACCTCTTGTAGGAGGTGGAGGAGTTGGAGCGCGCTCTTGTCAAGATCAGATTCCAAGAGGCGAGCGCCAGCCTCGAAGTCAACAAGTCGGTTGGCATCGTCAATGCCGCTGTCGCGGTAGACCGCAACGGTGTCACCAGCGGTTGCGCCAGTGTTGAGGACTACATTGCCGCCGTCGAACACGCCATCGCTGACAGTGCTGCCCGTGACGGTGAACTCGTCAGCACCGGCTCCATTGGAAAGCTCGGTCCCGTTGACGGTGACCTTGACGAACGACTCAAGCAGATACCGGAAAGGGATCGCAAACGAGGTCTGCCCTGCGGTGGCCGTGTAGTTAGTGCGTGAGGTCATCGGATGGTGGGGATGGGAGTTTCGCCTCGCCGCCGAAGCGAGCGGTTGATGAGGTACTGCTGAGAAGCAATTCGAAGTTCGGGGTATGCCTTGAGCGTTTCCACCTTTGCGCGTTCACGGTACGCAGAGATGACGCTCCGCAGCATCTCCGCTCGAGGAGAGGCTTGGCCTTCGAACGGCCGCGGGTCTAGCTCTTGGTAGCGCTTGTCCTTGATGGTCTTCTTGAGGCGCTGGCGCAGCGTCAGGCCGCCCAGCTTCACCTTGCCGGTGTTCTCCATCCAGTAGTCGTATGCCGACTGCCCGGAAGGACTCTTGACCTCTGCCCAGTCAACGCCATTGCGCTCGCTGGGCGGGTTTTGGAAGCGATACTGCAGCGCGGACAACTCCTCCGCGATCACATCGTCGGTGACTCGCGTGTAGGCGATGGGCATGAAGAAGTCGGTGATGCCTCCCGGCTCCTTGCTGAAGGCGCTTCCCGCCGCGGTGATCGGCTCACCGAGGACATTGCGCTTGGGCTCAAGGCCGCCGGAAAGACCTGGAATACGCTCCATCACCGCGTCCATCACCGAACGCACATGCTTGAGTTCTTGGTTGGTCTCGCGGGCAGGACCGCCAAGGAAGTTCGGCACATGGCTGGCAGCCATCGAGCGGAACAGCCTGTTGATGTGGTCCGTGTCCTGACCGCCACTCGTCGCGTCCAGTAGCTGGCGGATGCCGGTCAGGTAGCTCTTGTCAACGATGTTGTTGGTCAGGGCGACGAAGGTCTGGTTGAACAAGAACTCGGCAGTCTTCTGCTCGTCGCCTTGGTCCTCAGAGAAGCGGGCAACATCGTAGAAGTCCGCGACCAGACCCAGCAGGGTCGCCCAAGGGTCAAGCTTCTGGTACGAGTAGTACCCGTCGCCCACTTGGATTGAGTAGGGCTGGTTGCCCGCCTGCAGCCAAAGCTCCCGAAGCTTGGGGTCCTGCGGCCCGCGCCCAGTGATCTTCGGACGCCCCGTGTCAGGGTCAGGCTGCGTAAGCTCCATGGCGACTGCAACAAGACCGAGGCCAGATGCGAGTCGGCCGATGGCTTCAGCACGCTGCATCGGGTCCCCAGCAGTCATCTGCGTCAGGAACTTACTGTTCGACTTCTTCAAGCCGTTCAGGGCGGCCTGCGTGCCTTCAGCGCTCGCTGCGCTCCACTTCATGGCGCTCATGAAGTCGATGTGCCGCATGGCGCTGTTGATGATGTTGACCGGCGTCTTGCGGAAGGGCGCAATCATGTAGCCCATGCCGCCGGGGACAGACCGGATCATCTGGTCGAACCGCGCCCCGAACCCGCCGGGGGTCAGCGGGGTCTGGAAGGTCGAGTCCAGAGCATCTTCTTGGATGAACTTAGACAGAGCCCCGTAGCGTCCGCTCGACTTGCCAAACTCCTCGCGAGTCATCTCCAGCGCACGGAGGCGACGAGTGGTGTCGTCAAGGTCTTTCGGCAGGCGCGCCAGCGCGTCCTCATATACCCGTTGCTTTGAAAACAGTTGACCGTCTCGAATGAGGCGGTTCATGCGCTTGGCGATGTACTCCTCACGGCTTCCGATGTCAGCCTCACGGCCGATCTTGAGAAGCCTGCCGCGATCAACCTCATACTCGCCAGCAAGCTTGGCGGCCGCGGTGGCTCGAGCTTGGAACTGCTTGGCAGCCTCATCGAACGACATCATGACTCGGCTGGGCATCTTCAGAACAGACAGCAGACCGCCGTCCAGAAGGTACTTGCCCATGGGCGCATCTCCGCGCAGCCACGCAGGGTCGCCAAGCAGGCGCGCCACATTGTCGGCAGTAGCCCCACCATCAGACCTACGCACGCCAGGAGCGTCACGCATAGACGATCCCGGCAGCAGCTTCGACTCACCAGACAGCGCAGTGTCGGTGACGAACTTCAGCGACTCTTTGAAGTGGTGGAGCGGGCGGACGAGGATCTCGTAGTTGTAGCGGGCAGCCTCGAACAGTTCCCGCTTCGCCAAAGCGCGCTGCGCCTCGTTGTTGCGGTTGAACAGGAACTTGTCAGTCGCGTCGATGCTTGCCCCCAGCATGCGCTGCAGCCCTTTCCAGTAGGCGTTGGCGATGCCAGTGCCTGCGAGAGCAAGGGTCTTGGGCGCACCCAGAAGGGAGTTGAGGTAAAGCTCTTGGTGGACCTTGGTGAAGGTCTGGAACCAAGTGGGCTGCAGACCGTCGTTGATGGCCTTGGCCGCAGCAGCGCCCTGCTTCTCACCAATCATGCTGCCGATCTGCGCAGCAAACTTCTGGGCACCCTTCATGCCCCCGCCGCGCTGCATGATGTCATTCAGTTGCGAGGGGTCCAGCAGGTTGCGTGGGATGTCAAGGTTGGTCCAGCTAGGCATGCCCAAGCTGCGCAGACCTTGGCCGAAGACCGACTTGACATCGGAGTATGCGCGGGTGGTGCGCATCAGTGCGTCAACGCCACGGTACATGCTGACGATCTCGGCGTTGGTCGCCTCGCCAACCATGACCTTGTCCACAAGACCTTTGACCGAAGTCGCGAGGCCGCCGTAGACATTCTTCAGGGCGACAACACGGTTGCGCATGGCAACAGCTTGCTCGCTCAGGGTCTTGCCCTCGATGCCCTCCGTCAGCTTGACTGCTGCGGAAGCTGAGTCCATGCCATGGAGGTCAGCAAACTCAGTCACGGCCGCGGCGCGTGCTGCAGCTTCATCGAAGCCCTCCTCGGCAACGCTAAGAGCGCCAGCGCGGTTGAGGATGTTTTCCGCCGACCGGACCAGCGCCCCGATGCTCTCACCGTTGTCGATGTTGTCGAGGTTGATGCCCCGGCGGGAGATCTCCTCAAGAGCCAGTTCCTCGTTCGAAATCAGGAACCCGCCCTCTTCGGCTCGCGCACGGGGGTTGGGGATCTCACTGCGGAAGGTCTCACGGCCCAAGACCTCCTCGACAATGTTGTCGCCCTGACGCTCGAGGTCGCCCGCATTGAAGCCCCGGCTGACGATCAGATCGTCCGTCGCCTCAAGCATGCCCTCGCCCACACGGCGCTCGACAGCCTCCACGGGGTCGATGTCGGGGAACAGCATCTGGCCCTTGGTGGGACCAGAGATCGGGCCGACAAAGTCAGGGCTGCCCGGAGCCGGCGCTGGAAGGCCAGGACCTTGGACGGGGCGCTGGGGGCCGATAAAGGGCTGCGGGCCGATGAAGTCAGCATCGCCGGGGCGCGCATCAATGTCAGGCGGCGGCCCAACACGCTCGTCAACCGCTCGGGTGATCTGCTCGGCAGAGGCATCAGGGGAGGCTTCGCGGATCTGCCTGCCCGCGCGGACTCTTTTCAGGCCATAGAGGATGCCGTCAGACAGGAGACCCAGACCCGCACCTTCGATGGTGTACTTGATGCGAGAAGTAAGCTCCGAGTCGTCCTCATCAATCGCCAAGAACTCAAGGACAGGGTTCTTGAGAGACGGGAACTGGACCAGCAGGCTGGACAGGTTCTCATCGTCTTGGGTGTAGATGACATTGTCAGTGATCGCACCAGCAACAAGCGAGCGTCCCACGCTGATCTTGTTGATGTTGCCCATAGCCTCCGCAGCGGCTTTGGTCTGGGCGATGTTGGCTGACTTGACCGTCTTCCCTGCCCGCACCGCAGCCTGCGAGAGCTTCTCGCTTGCCTTCTGCAGCTTGTAGGTCTTCTCGGCCGTAGTGGAGAGACCTTTGGCAATCTTGAAGCCGCCCAGCACCTTGCCGCCGCGCCCCAGCCATCCTGCCACCGGCACGAAAGCCGTGGCGAACTCAGCAATGCCCTCCGTCATCTGCCCAATGACGGTGGTGCGCTTGCCGAAGTCCACATCGTAGTCCGGCAGGATGTCGAACATCACAGCGTCAGCCACGCCGTAGATGTTCTTCACGCCCTCGTTGATGCCGCTGACGATGCCCATGCCAGCGTCAGTGATGTTCTCTAGCAGACTAGGCCCCTCAGGCTCGGCTTCTTGGGGCTTAGGGGTCATGGCCGCCAGTGACTGACGACGCTGCTCCTGCTCAATCTGATCTTGGCGTAGGATCTCGCGGTAACTCACTGACTATCACCTCCAACGGCTTTGCGGGCGGCCTCGTAGCGGCGTTCCAGTTCCTTGTAATCTTCGTCCGTGATGCGGCCCTTGAGCCTGTCAAGCTGGTCTTTCATGTCAGGCAGCATCTCGCGGAGACGGGCGCGCTGCGCTTGATCCGCCCTTCCGTAAACGATGCCCATGGTGCGGAGGAACTCCTCCGTGGTGGCCCCCCGCTCCCGGCCAACAGGAGGAACAGCAGACGAAGCGCGGTCAAACTGAGTAGTGCGTCCGACCGGGGGCTCTTCGACTTCCCTGAGAGCGGCGCGCTCGCTTTCCGCGAGGTTCTCGTCCATTGCCATCTCAGCGGCAACAGCTTCATCGAAGCGCCGCTTGATGGCCTGGAACTGCTTCTGTGCGCGATCATCTCGCTCAAGCTCGGCCTGCGCCTGCATGTCACTCTCAGCGCGCCCAGCGTCAATCTCAGCAGCTTGCCGCTGAAGTTCAGCAGCGTCTTGCGGCTGGGGCTCGTAAGGAGCGACAGGCTCAGGAGCGACATAGGGCTGCTCAAGCAGACCGTCAGCCGCCTTCTGGGCCAGCAGCCTGTCTTGAACACGAAGGAACGACTGCGCCGTTTCGTCGTTTAGCTCAAACAGGCTGAAGTACGGGTGCTCGGCAGGGTTGGCGCGGAAGGCGTCGATTTCCTCTTGGTTGCCGAACACCAGAAGCCCCTGACCCTCGCCATTGAGGGCCGCAGCCCTGTTGGCGATCTCCGCTTGGTCGATCTCGATCTCGACATCAGGCAGCGCAATCATGCGGTCGTAGTGCTCTGCCGCGCGGCTCTTGACCTTGCCGAAGTTCTCCTCAGTCATGAACGACCCGAAGGTGATCACATGGCCGAAGTTCATTCGCACATCGTCGCCGTCTCGCAGGAACACATCCTCGGTCGGGATGTCGCCTCGAGTACCGGAGTACCCTGTGATCCTGTCCCTGTTGCGCTTGAGTTGCTCGCGCTGGTTGTCGGTGAGTCCGACAGAGGTCTTGCCCGAAAGAACCTCTTCCACGCTGAAGCCCCGACCGGCCGTGCGGAAGTCGGTGACCGCAAGACCCGTGTCAACGCGGTCAGTGACAAACAGGTACTCGTTGGTGCGAACCCTGTCGGCTGCGGTCAAGACGCGGGCAGCGCCCTCTTCGCCTTCGGCCGCAAGCGGGTCAAAGGGCACATCAATCGCAGGCCCTTGGGCCAGCTTCATCTCGAAGGTGCGGGACGGCGCAGCCTTCGACTCGCGAATGGCAACGCTCACGCGCTCCGCTGCGCTCCTGACATCGCCTTGGCTGTTGCCAATCATGCCACCAGGCTGTTCAGCCGCCGCGCCCATGTTCTCAAGGCGGTGCCTGCGCTCCATCTGAGTCTGGAACTCGATGAGCCCGCCACGGGACTCGCGCACAAGCTGGAGGATCTTCGCGGCAGCAGCTTGGTCTTTGCCGCCTGCCTGCTGGAACCACTCCTCAACGGTGCTGCCGAGGTACTCGCTCAGGCCATCTTCAAACGCCGCGTTGGACTTGTACTTGCCGCGGTTCTGCTCGGCCCATTTCTGAGCGTCCTCTTGCAGAGCCCTGCGGTAGATCTCCTTGAAGTAGTTGGCGGGGTCATTTGTGAAAGGGGTGTCCTCGGGGAACAGGCTTCGGAGGGTCTCGCTGTCAAGCTCGTCTCCAATAAGCTGGATCAGGGACCCGTACTCGCCAACAACGCCCCGGCCGTCAAGACGGAGGGTCTCAAGGTAACGCTCCTCTTGGCGGTCAAGGTCATCAAGCTGCGCAGCGTACTCCTCAGGAGCGCTCAAGCCCGTGCGGTTCAGTTCCTCAAGAGTGCTGCGGGCACTTGAGAAGTCCCCAGTCCCGATGTAGTCGGCAACGCTGGCCTTCTTGGCTCCGGTCTCTCGGAAGCTTTCTCCGTATGTGGCAAGCTTCTCGCGGACCTTCTGGTTGTACCTATCGACGGCCTGCACCATCTGCTCGTCAGTGGCGTCCGCCCTAGAGAGCCGGTCTAGCTCTCTCTGGAATTCGAGCTTGATGCTCTCAAGATCGTCCCTAGCAGGGCCGCGCTCACCGAGGGGGATGTTGCCGATGTAAGAAGTCCAACTGTCCTCAACACCTGAGGCTTGGTCCTCATACCCAGCAACGCGGGTCCTGCGTTCGTTTTCTTTGGCGCGGCGGTCAGCCTCTTCTTGGCGGGCTTCCGCTCTGTCTGCGCGCTCTTCAGTGCGCACCTCGTCAAAGTAGTCGTCACCAAGCTGCAGCAGTGAAGCCGTGTCAACGCCCTCAATGCTCAGTACATGCGACTTCCAGTCGGCAAAGCTTTCAAACAGGCCGCTGCGCAGTTGGATCTCAACTTGGTCAGAAGCCCTAGCCCTTGCCTTTTCCGTAATGGTTGCGCGAGTGTCGGCGTCGTTGCGCAGGGCAGACCACTGGGTGAGGTAGAAGTCTCTCTCTTCAGGGTCTAGGTTGGCGAACTTGCCCTCACCCTTGGCGAGGTCGGTCCGCAGATCGATCAGTTCCTCCGCAGAGAGGCCGCCGTAGTCACGGTACATGTTGACCGTGTACTTCTCCTCGCGCTCCTGCTTCTCCCTCCGGTTGCGCGAAGCTTGCGCATCTGCCCGCGAATCCAGCGAGTCAAGCAGCTTCAGCGTGTCAGACGAGAACTCGTCATCGTCAAGGAACGACGAGGTGCCGTTCATTCCAGGCATCTCGACCACTTGCTGGACAAACGCCCCGACCTCATCAAGGTCGATGTCCTCGTTCGCGGCGGCTTCGGTGACGAACTGCTGAAGCGCGCTGAACAGTAGCTCAGGGTTGCGCTTAGACAGCGGGATGCCGTAGCCCGTGCTCAGGCTCTTGCTGTACTCGACAAGCTGTGAAGCAATGTCAGGGGTCAGGACGCCGCCACTAGCCTCAAACGCTGACGAGATCGCGTTGGACGACTCCGAAGTGACCAGAGACTCAATCGCGGTGACTTCGGCTTTGTTGCGCAAGTCGCGGTACTTGGCCGCCGTCTGCTCGATGATCGGGATGGCTTGGTTGTCGAAGCCCTCCGAGAAGTCAGGGTTGGCAAACAGCGGGTTCTGCGACCGGAACTGCTGCTGAAGCCTGCCAAGATCCTCGAGAGGGTCGTTGTACGCCTTGGGGGCACCGTTCTCGTCAAACAGGTTTTCCGGGCTCAGGCTTCTCTGCATCCACTCCTGCACCTGAGCCTCGAACTTGGCGCTGGAGCGCCGCCCCGCAATGTTCATGTACCCACGCCGCCAAGCCTCGCTGGCGTTCTCGGGGATCACGCCCTGAGCGACAAGCTCGGCCTCAGTGGCGGGACCCGCTTGAGTGGCTGCCCCTGCGGCGCGACCGGCGGTGTACTCTTCAGCCTCTGCCTCCTTCTCTCGGCGCTTCTGAGCACGCCCGATCTGAGCAATCGAGTTGCTCAGGGACTCGCTCATCGAGGCGAAGCTCGCCATCGCCCCAGCGTCCACGCCGCCCGTAGTGAAGCCGCCGCCTGACGGAGCAGCAACCGGGCGAAGGCGCGGGACAGAGCCTTGGCTCTGCCGCCCTTGAGTGTCGGGACGGGGGCTCATGTGAAGGACTGTCCTTGAGCGTAGCCGCTCGTAGCTGCGGTGGCGATCTGCAAGGCCGACGCGAGGTCAGACTGCTCGAAGATTGTGGGCTGCATGAGCCAGTCGAGGTCCATGCTTGCTTTCTGCTGCTCGATGCTCTGCTGCGTCCAGTCGAGGTTCTTCTCAATCATGGAGACCTCTTTGGCCTGGCCGACCTTGAGAGCTTGGATCACCGCGTCATAGGACGCGCCCCCACCAAGCTGGGAAGCCATGCCCGCCTGCGCTGTGCCCATAGCCTGCAGAGCATCCGAACGCACGCGCTCGATCTCAACGGCCGCCGCGCTTGCCTCCTGCAGGCTGCGCAGATCCAACTGCCCCTTCTGCATCTGCAGCTTGTCGTAGCCCAGAGCCCTGCGGCGCTTGGCATCCTCGACATTCAGTTGGTTCTGGTAGATGGTCGCCCCAGCGCCTGCCGCGGAAAGCGCGGCCATCGTGATGGATACAGGCTCACACATGGTTCATCATCATGCCAAAGGAGTAGAAAGGGACATCCCCAATTTTGAACTGGTTGTAGAAGCGGAAGCCCATCCAGCAAAGCCAGCGGATGTGCTTCTTGTTGAACGCGGCCACACCGTTGCCGATGTGCTGGTAGCCGTGACCAAGGTAGTCAACCACCTCATGGCCGTGCCGCAGGAAGTCTTTGCGGATCTTGCTTAGGTCGTCTGTCGCCAGCACCCAGATGTTGCCGAAGATCCCAGGGGCATCCATGTCATCGACAACACCAGCCATCAGCACGGGGGTGCCGTCAAACTCGACCGTGATGCACCGGACGCTTTTGATCAGGCCGCCCCTGAGCGACTCGTAGGGCGTCTTGCCGACCGCCATGACCTCTCGGATGTCATCACGGCGCATGTGCTCGGAGATCCACACCACATCCTTGTGGTTGGCTCTACGGACTACCGTCCTGCCCAAGTCTTTGATCGTGCTCTGTAGCTCATTTCCCATTGAATGTTCTCCAAGCGCACGGGCCACGGGCTGGTGTCGCTGATCGTGATGTCAGCTTCTTCGGTGGGGAGGTGGATACCAAGCTCGAGGACCCCGCTGCTGTTGCGGGGGTTCTCAAGCACCGAACTCAGGTTGCCAATCAAGGTGGCGGGGCGCGAGTATGTCCGCGTCTGCCTGTAAGGCGACTCGACTTTGACCTCGAACGGGCGGGTGTCCGTGTAGGTCATGTCCATCTTGTTGATCAGCACTCGAGCAGCGCGCTCAGGAGACTGGCTCCCTTCCGTGTTGCGGATGGGGAGGGTCGGGTGGTGCAGACGGACAGACATGTCGAACCGGATGCCGTACACCAAGGACTTGGTGGTCACATCCCCGACGACCGAGATCACAGCAGAAGAGGCACCAGTCGTCACGGACTGTACCGTCAGTTCGACATCGTCGGTGGTGTTGTAGACGAACACCGTGTCATCTGACGAAATGCCGTAAGGCACCGTGATCTCGGTGACCCCAGTACCTGTGATGTAGTCCAGGTCAGCGGCCTCAGGCGTGTTGAGGAGGTCAGCCTTGAACACCGACTCGTTGTCGGGCTCATACGACAGAGCGACGGTCTCTGTCCCACCATCGGTGGTGCGGGTTGCCGAGATGTACAGCGTGTCGCCGTAGAAGTAGGCAAAGTTGACACGGCTGGCCCCGGCAACGCGCATCTTCCACCAAGACTGCATCACCACTTGGTTGCCTTGGCGGAAGTAGCTGTGCATCAGCAAGTCCTGCGTGCTGTTGTTGAGAGCGTAGGCCCCGACAACGCTGCTTGTGGTGATTCCGCT